GTCTGCACGTCCTAAACTCACGAACTGGAAGACATGGCGTCAAATGACTGCTCAGGCAGTTGTAAACGTAGCCGTCGGAGTTTCTGTGGCAGGTATTGCTTTATTCGTAACTAAAAAGGTTTCTGACCGCAAAGCAGCGGCTGGAGCTCCTCGTATGTCTGCTGACCCTTTCAGCAACACCGAAGCTTTCAGGGCCTCCGAACGTCCTAACAAGTCTGCTGTTAAAGCAGTCTAAGTTAAGATGATCACCAGAGAAACGTGCTGGGCTTGTATAGCCAGCGCGTTTCTTTTAGCTGTTAGCTATAGTCGACAACAAAAGGTGGGAGAAGGTCTAAGAGGTTTGCGGTAGGCGTATAAGGAATATTAATCTGATGCCTGATTGCTGCACGCTCAATCTCGACAATGACAGTGGATCCCTGAACTAAGGCCAGGGAGAAGGTGCCATAAGCATCCAGGTAGGTCCATGTTGCGTCCGCAGCAAGTACGTTTAAGCCGTATTTGGCAGGGAACTCCACAGGTCTAACTACTACCTTAGTTTGAATGGGAGACAACCCCGACAAGTTTTTAACTGTGCCTGAGAGTACGCAGAGGTCGGGTCCTGCAGCAAGTACTGGGATGGTTACAGGATCCACACTAAACTGGTCCATGGCAGGAGCATCAAAGGCTAAGCCAGATACTAGAATTGCAATAGTACCTACTGTGTCCATGTCAGTGGGTGAAAGCTTTAACGTGTAGTAACCATTTCCCAGTTCTACCCAATCAGGAGCGGTCATGGTTTTTGTAGCAAACGCCACATCACCAAACTTTTTTAGTTTAACGGTGACGGCCCCGAAAACAATACCCGTGACAGGTACGTTTGATAACTTAAGCAGGTATGTACGCTCGGTGAGCTGCCCCTGCAAAGCCATTAAATTTCTTGCTCCCCTAGTGCAGCACGCGCTGTAATTACTAGTTTGGGGGTGGTTGCTCCTGTGGTGACAAACTCTAGCCACTCGCCCGGAGTGAGTCTAATTTTTGTAGTAATCAGCGTGTCTGCGGTTGCAGTAGCAATGACAACCCCAGCTCCTATAGCGAACATACGCTTAACCGTAAGAGTTCCTGCGCCGGTGTATGCGATCTGCTCCACCACAACAGACTCGTTGTGTAATTTGTAATATCCACCAAGAGCCTGCACTGGAAAAGTGTAGAGGCCAGGTGTGATTACTGCAGCAGCTGCTTGAGCTGTGGTGCCATCAAACTGAGTACTAGATTGCATCACAATTGATGTAGGTAACCTGCCGAAATAGGAGACTGTTGGAGCGATTGCCATAAAGTGATTCTATCAGGGTTTAAGATCCATATCCAGCTGATCCTCTACCTTGCCCACGCCAGCGTTTTCCTTAGCTGCGGCGGCCCTAATCCTAGCCATTACGGCTACGGTAGCCTTCTCATACTGCTCCGCGTCCAGCTCCCACTTTTCTTCGCGTTCGCGGGCCCTTTTTCTGGCTGCAAAGATTTCCCCGAGCACGAGCATGAAAATTTTGAGAGCGGCTAGAATGGTTGCAATTGTACCGGCAGCCATTATCGTTTACCTGCATAAGCACGGCCTGCTGTAGTCATGCGGTAGTTCATCTGTTTATCGTTCCATGCCCATGCATAATTCTCGTTCTGCTCAACACTGTTTAGGGCTTCGTAACCCACATTAGTGACCCTAAGCCTCAGCTCACCTTCAACCAAAGTCTGTTTTGGTTGGCGGTCTGGTGCAGTCCATTTAACGGTCATGATCACGGGCCAAAACCCACGATCTGCGGTTTCAAAGGTGGTGCGGTTTAAAAGTTTTGACCAGGCCACTGTAACCCGTGTCTGGCCTTTAGGTACTTCAATACCGTAGGCGGGTTGACTGCCGTCTGGGAAATAGACCTTAAAAGATACACAGCTAGTCTTATCGTCGCAGTCCGATGGGGGTGCGATTAAGGTAACCACCTTAGTCTCAGCATTGCTCCCAGCCGGCACTCTACAATAGGTGTAACCTACCACAGCCTGGTTTCCACAGCCTTCAATGATTACAGTGGCGTCATTGGATTCGGAAGCCATCGCCGAACCATCCTGAACCTTCACCGGATGAGCGCATCTTGCAGCCCCTAATCCTAAAAACGCCAGCACCACTACAACAGGTATCAACCTATATTTTTTCATACTGAATCTCCTTTAAATAAAAAACCCCTACTACGTAACGTAGCAGGGGTTTTTTGTAAGGTCTATAGCTAATAACTTAGACGGCTGGTACAGCTGCTTCAGCTTTTTTGAAGCTGAGGACGAGAGCTGCGATCTGAAGTGCGATTTGAAGGCCGGTTTCAATAGCGGCTTCAATCTTGTCTTCAGCAATATCAAAGTTTTGCTTAACCCAGCCGTTAAGCTCAGCAGCTTGTTCTGGGGACAAATTCTTGAACTCTGTGCCTAGGTTTTTGAGCCCGGTGAATGCAGCAGGGGCATCAACCATTGGTGCCATGAAAAGACCGATGTCTTCTAGGCTGAATTTACCATCAGATGCTGCCTTGTCCGCAGACATCGCGAGGCCAAATACAAACTTTAACAAATCTTTAGTTTCTTTCATCTTTCTATCTCCTATAGGTTCAGGTGTTACGCCGGAGCTACCGGCAGGTTGACGGTACGGCTGCTTTCTCGAAAACTGAAGTAAAAAATCAAGGATGGTTTGCAATAATTTGTCAGGTTGTGGTCCTGGTATCGCAAGTGAGAGCAGTATCGCTGATTGTATCACGAACACAACCGTTGCGTACAGCTTGATATAGTCTAGGTGTGTTAAGAATTGATAAACGTGCTTTATCGTGGTCATTCGCTAGAGTGGTGAATTTCTAAGCCCCGCAACCGTTCGTCGTGTTTTTCCAGCGTCTTTTCATGCCAGGCTGTTTTCTCTATAATTACAGCAACGTTTTTATTTAATGTCTCTACGCTATCTTTTAGCTCGGAAAAGGTGCGTTTTATATCACCAACCATAGAAGCGATGTAAACAGCTCCTGTGGTTATGATGCCTTCCATAATCCAGGTAACTAGCTGGCTTAACTCAACATCAAATTTCATAACACATCCCCATGTTGAGCTATGGTAACATGCTCGTGCGTCAGGAGGCTATGGAGAATTCGGTTGTGCGTATAGCTATAGATAATATTCTGTAACTACTATGATGCCAGAACCACCAACGCCGCCGATGAAACCGCCCGTTCCGGCCGGACCTGCGGTACCGCCAGTGCCTATAGCATACGGATATGTTGCTGCTGGGCTATTAACAATGCATTTGATGTATCCACCAGCACCGCCACCCCATGCACCAGCAGCAGTACTGTTATTAGGGCCACCGCCACCGCCGCCAGAACCTGTGTTTGGAACAGCAGCAAGACCAACGCCGTTTGATGATCCGCCGGAACCGTTACCACCGAAAGGGGAGTTGCCTCCGCTGCCTCCGGAACCGGCCACCACGTTTCCAGCCGGAGCTGATCCTTGTGCGCCTTGGAGAGCTACGCCTAAACCCATGCCCAGCGTTGCTGTCCCACCGTAGGCTGGCAGACCAGCGCCGTACCACTGGCCAGCGTCACCGCCGTTTGCAGTCAGGGATCCAAAGGTGGTAGCCCCGCCATTACCGCCAGTGGTTGCTGAAGCTCCACCGCCGCCACCACCGCCACCACCACCAACCATTTCGATTTCAATTCTAACAGGGGAAGGGGACGGCCTAGTATAAGTTCCAGAACCAGATAAAAACTTCTGTACAGTCACGGGCACCAATCCCAGGGTTAAATTTGTCCTCGCCATATTAAAGCTCCCTCACCGTTAATGATCTTGAATTGGTGCCTGTGCCACCAACACCCCATGACACCGCAGAATCCACATAACCCCTGAGCTGGATGAAGTGCGTTCCAGGAGAGACAGAGACTACTATGCTATCCGCTATAGTAGCAAAATAACCAGCCCTGTTGTCTGCATGCTGCATCGGCTTACCCACTGCAACCCCGTCAATATAAACCTGTGTGGTATAGGTGGATCCTGTCCCGGTATTGCTGTTGACGGCGACATGGTATGAAATGGATAGATCCCCACCAGCGCATTTGATAGGGCCTTGCATGTCTAAGATAGGTACTGGGGTTGTGGCCGAAGTAGTCATGGTACCGCTCATACCTAGCAACTGTAGTCGTGCTTTTTGTGTGGATACTGATTTGACTGGGTTTAGTACTCTTGTATCCACTACAGAACAACTACCTACTGGCAGCGTGTTTTGGATATCGGCCGGCACTAAAAGCACAGGAGAGTGTTCAGGAGTGACAATCCCAATTGTGTCCGAGTACATGAAGTCTGTGGCTGTGTTCCTGAGAACTTTAAGCACATGCTTTCCGTAAGTAAGTCCGGTGATGCTGAGAGATATGGTTGCCCCTGCTGCGGATGTTCCTGCAAGTGTACCAGTGGCAGCAGTGAAAGTAACTCCGGTGCTACCCTGAACTAAGTTAGTAGTAAACCCAGACAAGTTAGTTGCGCCATCGATAGAATAAATAATGCTTTGTGCGGCGGCATTTACATAGGTTTGGATATCAACACCTGTACCAGTGAATGTGTACTCAACGTAGTTACCATTTGTAGACGTTCTCAGATCAAAACCACTGACAAAATGATCAGGATCAACGGCGTTGAATGCCCAAGATCCTGTGTACACATGTTCTCTTGAACCTGTTTTCCTGATCACTCCGGTAGAGATCTTATCCCTGTCAGTGAATCCAGAGAAAGAAGACACCTGTGCATAGGTAGCAACTACGTTGTAAGTCCCAAGCTCAATAGCACCAGCTGGTAGGGTTGGCTTCTTAGGACCATAAACTATAAACTTCTCGATGTTATACGCGCTTCCTAGTGCAGCCGCATTACGCTTTACTTTAAATGTGTGCGTCCCGTAAGCTAATCCAGACGCAATCTTGGTGTAATACCTTTTATTGACTGTAGTGGCTACTGTAGCGGTGCTTAATGTAACGCCGTCTAAAATAAGATCGTGTGCATCACCGGCTGCTGTGGCATCTCCATAAGAAACGAGGTCTAGGCCAGTTCCTACAAACGTGAGTGTTATGTAGGCCCCGGTGGCGGTCATCTGCAGCGCTTCAGTCACGGTTACTTGGGGCGATTTAGCTACATTCGTAGCCGCTAGTGTTGTCGTACCGTCTTCCCGGGTAAAAGCAAGACTAAGCGGGCTTCCTGCAACATAACCAAAGTCGTCTGCACGTCCTAAACTCACGAACTGGAAGACATGGCGTCAAATGACTGCTCAGGCAGTTGTAAACGTAGCCGTCGGAGTTTCTGTGGCAGGTATTGCTTTATTCGTAACTAAAAAGGTT